TATGGAATTGTATTTTATTGATTGTGGAAACATCCGTCTGCCCGTCATAATTAAGTACATCACCGTCAAGAAGACCATACATAGGTAATATTGCGTATGCTGTACCCGTCTGAGAGCTAAAAGCATTTCTTATCTCATTATTACCCTTAATAGCACCGCTCTTAACAAGTTCATTCTTTTTAAGCTGCGGTATTCTGTCCACATACTTACCGAAAGCCTGTGGGTTAAATGTTTTACTGTCAAACTTTGCCATTTGTCATTCCTCCTTAAATCTGTGCATCCGGGTTGGCTTCCAAATATGCACACATTTCACTATAAGTCATTTCATCAGTCTTTGAGCCCTTGTCATCTGCGCCATAGCCCGGCTGCGTTCCCTTTAATGACGGCTTAGCACTATCAAATAAATACTTTGTATCATCTGCTTCGGCAATAGCTTTTATCTGCTCGTCAAGGCCTGTAACATTTCCGTCCTTATCAAGCTTAATACTCTCCACATCAAGCATCGCCTTTACCGCCTTAGGTGTCTTAGCTTTATAGCTAAGAAGTGCTTTCTCAACAGTCGCATCAATTTTAAGAGCATTAAGCTCAGATTTATGTTTAGCCGCTGAGTCCTTATTTTCCTGTTCAAGTGCCGCAATCTTCTTAGTCAGCTCCTCATTATCTTTTGTACTGTCTTTAAGGCTCGCAAGCTGTGTATCTCTCTCAGCTATTGTAGCGTTTGCCGCCTCAAGCTCAGCCTTTAAGTTAGTATAATCAGACTTAGCTACTTCAATATCGTTTCCGTTTTCAGCCATAATCTTGTCTATAGCGTCTTTCTCAATACCCAAATCCTCTAAAAATTTTCTTTTCATTTTTCTCAATTCCTTTCAATACGATTTTTTACGAGGTCTCTCCTCTTATGATTAAATTGCCTGAACAGTTTTACGCCTTATTCGGGGCAATATAAAAGGCTAACCCCGGGAGCAAAGGAATTCTAAACGCTTTACGCATCTACCTCCATTCGGAGACCCAGCTATATTCCCTCACGAGTCAGCCTAAAAACAAAGGCAAGGTTTGACTCTTGCCTTCATTACGCACACAAAATATAGGAGGCTTTCACCTCCTTTGATTAACAATTTTTTATATATGGTTTATTTTTCTCAGCAAAGGCTGCGCATACAGCAGCCTTTCCGTCTTATTAAATCATAGGCACCACCTCAACACTTTACCGCCGAAGCTACTGAACTGCTCACCTCCGGCAGTTCTCATTCACTTATAGATTAACAGTAATATATTTTGACCCAAAGCCCGAAGGTCATTTGAGTTCGTTCCGAAATTTACTCATCGTCCATAATTGGCTCAAAATACTCCATAAGGACACTTTGAGGCAGTTCTAAGCTAAAACCCTCAAGCTTAAAGAAAAGTGTGAATATGGACAATTCTGGTGCCTTATCGTACACAACGCGCTTAAGTCTTCCTTCCGCTTCCTCAAGTATCTGGAAACGCCCCATTGTTAAGGTCTTTTTACATTTGAATTTCATAGTGTGCCCTCGCTTTCATTGTATTAAAAAAGCACCCTCACTTGAGAGTGCTCAATACCACATAACTTTTGCTTCAGTAGGTATATCTGTGTCGTCTTTTATACGCCACAATTTATTTCTTGCCATTGTAAAATACATTTCTGTTATGCCGTCATAGCTTGTCAACTGTTTAGTCACTACTTCATCGTCGGATAATTTTATTTTAACATAGCCTTCTTCTTTACTATCTTCAGGGGTATAATATGCTTCGATATACCCGTCACTTCTTTTTATTCGCTTTAAGGTTAGCATAATATTCCTCACTTTCCTTACTGTAGTTATATGTTTTTGATGTTAGCCTATGTGCCTCATCTTGTGAAAGACCAGCATTCATTAAATCTTTTTCCATTACTTCGTGCTTAATAAGTGTTAAGTCGTGCACCTGAATATTTTTACCATCAATAAGACGCTGCCAAGATTGAGCCATTTCATAGCTTGGTGCAAAATATTCAAGTTCATTGTTACCTAAATCGTGTTTATTCATAAATATAAAGTCTTTAATCGACTTAATCGTATCAATATCATAACCAGTATTTTCTGATATTCGCATAACATCAGTTTTCATTTTTCTTACTGCGTCATAGTATTGTATAGCGTGCGTATTAGCTTCTTTACTATTAGGGTTAAGTGCGCCACTTATAGCACCTGATTTAATTATATCGTTATTGCTTGAATTTGTAAACTGGTCAGAACCAACAAATTTTTCTTTCCATTCCTTATAAGGCATATCCTTAACATAAGTAGTTTTGCCTTTATCGTCACGGGTAGCCCGCATTCTGCCTTGCTTTAACAGTTCGTCATCAACCTCAGGAATAGTAGTACCTCTGCATCTCGGATGAAAAGGCGGAGCAGTAATACCTACCTCATACTCAGTTCGTTTAAATACTTTTCCATCCATATCCGCACACACATCACAAGTACGGTCATCTAAGGTTTCGAGTATTCTGTATTTCTCAACACCCAATTCATCATAGCAGTCCATTTCTGCTCTTGTACATATTTGTGCTGTCTCTGTACGAATAAGTGTGTTACACGCAGATTGTGCAACACCACTTTCATAGCTAAGCGTTCTGGCAAGCTTTTTAGGGTCTGTACCTCTTACGCACCAATCGGTCAAGGCTTGCTGTAATTTGTTTGTCAATTTAGGTCTGTATGAACCCCAAACTCTTTGCGAGAAGTTCATACCATCAACCGCCCAAGGCCTTTCAAGTATCATTCTGAGCTTGTTTTCATCTACTTGTGCAAAGCTTGAATATATACCCATTTCCTTTTGCACTTCATAGGCGGCTCTATATTGAACGTCTTTATATACTTCAGAGAGACTCGTCGTCATATTTTGTACAACGCCTGTAAAGGCTGTATCACAACACTTCTAAATTTGTAGCTTAATAGCGTCAAGCCTTGTTAAATGGTATCTTGCACTTGCATTCTCAAGTTCTGTAGTCCATTCACCGCTGTAAGAATTTGCTCTGCCTTTCCTTATGTACTCTTCTACATTCCAGCCAAGCTCTTCAAGTTCTTTATTGCTTATAGACTTTTTAGCCTCAGCGAGAGTCATATCGTTGTTATTGCTATAACGTTTCAGCCAATATGTAATATCCTTGTCAATCTGCGTTACTTCATCTTGAATAAGCTTCATAGACTCAGCAACGCACTTTTCGGCTTCGGCGTGTGCTCTTTCTTCTATATCCTTAAAGCGTTTGGACCAGTAGTCCTTATTATTCATCAGTCATCACCCTTCGGGTCTTTGTCATCGGGCTCACCTTCAGACTTACCTGCAATAGGTAAGCCATAGGTCTCAATATTTTCCTCTTTTTGCTTTTTAATCTTTTTGAGTTCCGCTTGAACATCATCAACCCAAGGGTGCTGAGCAACAATGGTCTCATCCGACAATATTCCGCTGGACTTAGCACAATTATCAATAGCCTCACTCTCATTGATAAGAATATCTCTATTAAATATAATATTGACTTCCTCATTTTCAAAATTGCCTTTATGTATCTGCGATAAATAGGCATTTACGAACCACAGCAATTTATTTAGAGAGGCTTTATATTCTCTCTCCATCTTATTTGCATCAAGGTCAATATCCGAATACATACTCTGTATGTTCATTTGGTTTGGTGTGCCGCTGAGTCTATCATCTTTGGCGTCATAGCCCATAGCATTCTCAATAATAGACTTTTTAAGTAAATCAATTATTGATTTGTAATTTTCCGAATTAACCTCTATATTGAGTGCTGTTACATCACCGTCGGAACCGTTGACCGTCTTAACCTTTACTGCGCCATAAGCTGCGAGGTTTTTTCTAAATTCCGCCAAGTTCTCGCCGTCATAGTTTTTCAATACAAGAATTGTGTTTCTCACATCTTCTTGCATATTATTGTCAAAATTACTCATCATAAGATTTAAGGCATCTTGCAAGCTCTTTATTCTCTTTAGTAGTGGTAGCTCATTCCTGTTTGCCTTAAAAGGTATAAGGGGTATTTTGTCCCAACCAAACGGCGCATCATCGGCGTAAAAATAAGGCATTTGCCAATCTGTTCCGTCGGGGTATATATTGCCACCGTCTTTCACAAGTCGAGTTATGCCCTTTGTATCAAACACTTCAATCTTGATTAACTCTTTTTCATTTTTTCCTTCATACACAATTACAGGATAAACGCGAATAGCGTAATCAAGCTTAGTGTGTTCTTCATCTGCCCATCCGGGTATAAGTTGCCACGGCTTTATCCTGCGGAACTTTAAATCGCCCAGCTCATCATAATACACATAAAGCCAGCCGATGCCGCAGTTCAAACTGTCTTCGCCGATTTCAAGCATAAGCCTGTCAA